TAAGGAGTGTTCCTATCGATACTGATGCAGTAACTGGTTCACTCAATTCAACATTTGTTGTACCAGTAATTGTGCCAATTACAGTTGTTGATGAGCTGATTCCAGCAGCACCAGTTACGGTCTGGCCAGGTTGTACATTTTGTACGGTATCAAGATATAGTACAAACGAAGATGCACTAGTAGTTGCTGTAGTAGTTGCTGTTACTGCACTAGGATCAACTGTTAAATCATAGTTAGTAAACGGAATTTGAAAAACGTTATCAACATATACTTGAATATTAGCAGCACCACCTAAAGTAGCAGCAGAATAAGAAGGCGAGTAAGTTGCGTTTAACGGGCCAAATATATTACTATAATAGTTTCCGCTGCCTAAATTCTGAACTGTAATTCTTGCAGGGCGAACTGTTCTAATTCTTTCCCAACCAATTCTAACTCTAGTTTCTAAATCAAATAATTGAGTGTTATGTCGTATCTGACCGTTAGTAGTGTTTGTGGGACGTTGTAATACTGTACCGCCGGGAAGTTTAAAACTCTGTGTAGAATCTGAAATTAAACGACCATCTGCTTCAACAGCAAAATTATCATCTTGCGGATTATGAGAATCTATTGATTTTCTTTTGTAAAATTTCATAGTTATTAGGCCGTTTGTACATAACTTACTGTAGCGGTGATAATTAAATTCTGACTAGCTTGTGCTTGAATACTGTCACCGTCATTAAGAATAAATCTCTCCGTGTCCATACTGAATGTTTCTCCAGCAGGCAAAGATATTTCATTCATAATCATATTGGCATCACCTGCTGCGACTGCCGCCGGCACTGCCCAAACTGTTACTGTTGCATCAACAGATAAACTTGTATTACATAAGATAATACAAGTGATTGCGTTTTCGCCGGACCCAACAAACACTTCTGTTTTTGCAGTTGAGCTAAGTTGCGAATTTGTGATTGCCATTTTTAATCCTTAGAATATAATTGATAGTACCAGAGCTTTTCTTGCAGAAATTAATTCTCCGCTAGTCGGAACTAGTGTAGTTGGACTTTCAAATCCAGAATATTTAATACCTGTACTACCAGCACCTACAGTTGATGTAGTGTAAATTTTTACAACACCTTGTGCAGGCTGCGGAGGAATAGATGAAACTCCTATACCAATACCATTATTTACAACTACTGTACCAGTGCCTGATGTTTCTAAGACTAAATCTCTGTTTGCCGATGCTGTTCTTAAAGTATTACCTGCAACGATTAATGTTCCTAACGTGATAGTTGGAACGCCAGCAAGTCGTTGTACAATCATAGTAGACACGCCGTCAATTACTGTTGTAATGTATCCTGGTTGGATATTATTATCAGTTATAGTGATGCGAGTGTCGTTTTGTCTTAATTCTAGTGCAGTTAATGCACTGGTCGCTGTGCCCCTTAACGGAGTATTGTCAACGTAATATTTGTTTGGAATGTCGTTATCATCAGTAACTCTTAGATGATAATTCTGTTGGCCGGCTACACTGACAACTCCGTTAATACCTGCACCTAGTAGATTTAATTTGTTGTCGTTGTTAGGGCCACCGCCTGCTAATCGAATAGAGCTTACTTCAATTGCGGCACCGCGATTTGCAGTTTTAATTGCCCAAATACCTGTGTATTGCGTTGCTGTTGTAGAAGTTGAACTCCATGCACGTTCTTCAAATAGGATAGAAGCACGAGTTGCTGTACTTGCATTACTGCCTCGATCAATTACAAATCCTGATTGTCCGTAGAATGGTGTATTTGCTTCACCGAGACTCACTCCAGTTCCGGATTCACCTGAGTTTAAAGTAATAATATTATCTTTAACTACAGTATTGGTTGTCGCGATGTTAGTAGCAGTACCTAATACGTTTAAATTTCCAGTGATAACCACTGTACCGGAACTTACACCCGTGTCTAATGTAATGGTACCGCCTGGGGCAGTTGCCAATTTTAAATCGCCAGAATATCTGATTACATCTACGGCCATGAAAATTTCCTTTATCGTATTTAGCCACAAATAAGAAAAGGGCCTAAGCCCTTTCCTTACAAGTTATAAACTATTAGACACTAGCTAAGGTAACAATAGTACCAGTTGCTGCGTTAATTGTCCATTGTGCCCATGCACCGTCTTCAATCAAGAATGCTGTGCTAGATGTTACTTGCTTTAATCTTGCTTTCTTTGCATGTAGCTTGATAACACGATATGTACTGCCATTCCAGTCAGTTGCTGTTAGGTCTGCTTCTCCTGCTGCGTTAGCTGCGGAGCCATCGGCTACTAAACGTACAGCACCTACACCTTGTGCATTTTGCACAATGTATTTGTTATTACCAGATTGACGGACAACATCAGACAATACTCTGCTACTGCCGCCTGCACCACTTAGATATCCAGCGGCACCGCTTGCAGGAATATAAGCATACATTGCTAAACCGTTTGCACGAGCAGTAGTTGTTAATGTTGAAGTAGCAGCATTTTCCCAGCTACTCATGTTAGTGCCAGTAAAAGCTACTGTAGGAGCACTAGTATAACCGCTACCAGCATTGGTAATTGTAACGCTAGTAACCGTGTTTCCAGTTTTAACAGCAGTACCGGTAGCAGTTTGTCCGCCTGTGATTTGAGGTGCAGTGAAACTAACTGCGACAGTTAGTGTAGATACTGCAAATGAAGTAGTAGACATTACTACTGTTGCGACTTGTTCGCCGCCTACGCCTTCACCGTCTAGTACATAGTTAGTGTTGGCAAAATATTTCTTTGGTATTGGACGTCCCATTTTGTTTTCCTTTATAAAATGACGTTCTAGGTCTACGCAGAGGGTACTGCATAAGTTTTTTCTAGTACTATATTTAACAGAAAACGCCCCGAAGGGCGTTTTTGATTTGCTTTTTACAGCAAGTTTGATTAACGGAAGCTAACGTTAGCAGAAGTGATTGCCACTTTGCCTAGGTAGTCAGCAGCGTTACCCAAGCTAGAAGCTGTGTTTGTCAACTCGACGTAACCGTAACGAGTTAAGAAACCAACGACTGGTTCGAATGTAGCTGGATCTAGAACAACTCCAGAGCTCATTAGAGGGATGTAAGGGCAATAGAAAGCAGCAGCGTCAGCTTCGCTTGGTCCCTTGTATCCAACCAAGATTTGGTTGTTGTCGTCTGCATCGCTTAGATAAGCGTCTACATAGATCTTCATGCTGTTGTTCAATGTACCAACAAACTTAGTGTTTGTAGGTGCTTCGAATGTGCCTTCTGTAGTACGAGCAAACGCACTAGTTGTAGCACTTTGTAGGATCGTTAGAGCCTGGTTGCTGATAACAGCCCAGTTAGCAGCACCACGACGTGTACGCTGAGCAATCAAGTTAGCAACACGGTTGATCTGAACAGCTAGAGCAGCGTGTTCGTCACCAACGAATGTAGCAGTACCGGATACAGCAGCTTGGTCGTAAGTCTGTTCAACTGTACCAAGAGCACGTAGGCTAGCTAGAACTTCTTGGTCAATTTCAGCAGTAATTTCTTGTGCCAAAGCAGCCATGATTTCTGCTTCGATGTCAATGCCGTGCATTGCTTGTGCATCTTGTGCAGCCTCGAATGTCCAACGAGCGGATAGCTTACGGCTCTTCGCTTCGACTGGAGCTTTCAAGATCTGAATGCTCATACGCTTACCAACTTGGCCTTCTAGGACCGCAGTTGTTTGGGCCTTAGGTGTTGCGTTAACTCCGTTACCAGAGTAAGCAGCAGCCAACTTGAATGGGCTTAGTGCTTCATCACCAGCTACTACGCTGTCACCAGACGATGTGTCTGCATAACGTACACGTAGAGTATGGATCTGTGCAACTGGGCCAGTCATAGGTTGTACACCAACGATTTCGTTGGCAATAACTGTCGGCATAACACGACGAATTACCGGTAGAATAACGCGGTTTAGAGTCGCGATGTTACCAGTGCTTGTAGCTCCTGCTGTTGCAGATTCAGCCAAGTACTTACGAGTGTTCTCTAAGCATACGCTCATAGAAGACTTGCGGTTACCTGATAGGCCTTCAAGCAGAGCTTCTTTGGTCTCTGACCATCTTTCATTTAATAATTGTGACATTTATGTCTCCTTGAATTTAAATTACTTTAGACCCGCGAGTTTGCGGATATCTAAAATGTTATCTAAGCCTACCTGTGGCTGTTTTGTTTCGCGATCTCCAGTTACTTCAGTGCTTTCAGAAAGCATTTCTTTAGGCTGTTGTTTAGCCTTTGGTGCAACTTTCTTCATGCCTTCCATTACTGCTGGTAGGTATTTGTCAAATGATTCATTCAGTTTTGCAGTCTGTACAGACTCTAGCAATTCTTTCATGATCTCTCTTTTGTCAGCACTTAGGGGTGCTAACAGTTCTGCCATTACTTCTTTACGAGCAGCAACATCTCGGGCAACACGAATTTCGCGGTCCTTAGATTCTACTAACTTTGTCTTTTCTGTAGCGGCATTTTTTGCTTCAGCAAGCTCTTGCTCTTTCTTTTCGATAACTCTTAACAATTTGTTTGTTTCAGATTTCTCGTTAAGATAGCTTGTGCTATACTCTTGTGCAAATGCTTCAAATAAGCGGCGTCCAAATGCGTTAGAACGAGCACTATCGATGTCTTCTCTCAACTGAGTGATTTCAGACTTCAATGTCTTAGTGACTGTGTTCTCTACAATTTCGGAACTACGCTTGATAAATCTATTCTTGATCTCATCAAATTTAACTTTGGCTTCACTTACTAGCTTAACTCTCGCTTCGGCTAATTCACGTTTGTCCTGTGCAAATTCGTTGATTTCACGTGCTAAAGCTGTTACAATGAACTGCTCTAACTTAGTAAAATTCTCAGAGACCTTTTGACGATCACTTTGGAATTCCACCAATTCTTTTCCAAGCTGACTTAGAACGAAAGACTCTAGTACTCTAGCGTCCCCGGACATTTTCTGGTGATATGCAACCTTAGCTTCCGCTAATGCTCTTTTATCGCCAGCAAGTTCAGCCATTTCTACGGCCAATCTCTCGCTAACCATCTTGTCGAGTGCTTCAACCATAACAGTCTTATCATGACTGTATTTTTGAGCGAACTCTTCACGAAGTTCAGCAGTTAATTGGTCGCGATTCTCTTGGATCTTCTGATTAAATGCAGTTTCAATCGAAGACTTGACGTCTTCTGACATTACACCACTCTCGACCAGCTGTTTGAATGCGTCCAACATTGCTATGTCTCCTTAGGGTTTTAACCCATTAATAATATTAAGCATCGCCTCGCGGAGATACTTCTGTGCCTTCGGATCTTCTTTAACCTCTTGCCCCACCCTAAACGCTCTAGATCCACCGCGACTATTCATCAGGTGTTCGTAGATTGGTGTAGGATAAGCTCCCGGAGCACTAGGCTGAGCAACAATATCAACCGTAATGATTTCAAATTCTGCTACTTCGCCAGTGCTGTCATTGACATTTCCGCTGCCACGACTAGATACGCCAAGTTTTACGCCTGCTTCGAGCATAGTACGAATTAAATTGCCCATTGGTGTAGGTAAGATTTTCATCTTACTGTAGCCATTAGGACCGTCCATCCACATATCAGTAATCATGTGTGACACACGGTCCAAATTTACTTTTAAGTCATCAGGATGATCAACTTCACCTAATACAGAATACCCGTTTTGAATCTGGTCATTTAGAGTCTTTACAGCGTTAGTAATCTCTGAGACAGGATAAACCCGCTGATTTGCATTTCGAATGCCGCCTTGAATGGAGATGCCTTTTAGATAAAGGTTCTTCCCGTCCTTGTCGTCAGATTCTAAGACTACTCTAGCCTGGTCAAAACTTAGGTTTTCTCTTAGGTATTGAATTTGTCTCATCCTAAATTCCTATTATTGCATACGGTCCGCTGGGGATCTAGTATTCACAGCACCTGTTTGAGCTGCTTTACCGCCGGTAGCTGCACCAACTGGACGGCCTTCACCGCGTTGACTCTTACCTTCAGCTCCGTGCCCTGCACTGTTCTTACCGAATGCATCACCTTTGTAGCCGCCTGGCTTGTTCAAGTGATCTTTAGTGAACTCACCTTTTTGTCCACCAACTAGGCCTTCTCCGCCTTTGATACCAGCTTCTCCGCCCTTACCACCTAAGATGTTATGTGCAGATGCTGTTGTTGTTGGGCGTCCTTTTGGATTTTGCAATCCTACGCTCTTGGTGTTTGTTCCACCTTCTTCGCCCTTGCCTTTTTTATCAGCACCGTGGCCTGCAGAAACAGTTTCTACGTATTCACGCATAAACTCTCCGCCTTCTTCGTCGTCGGCTTCCTCGCCTTCTTCGTCGTCGGCTTCTTCGTCGTCAGCTTCTTCTTCGTCATCGCCACCAAACATGTCATCATGTGCTGGCTCGCCTTTTTCATCAGCCATTAAAGCTTCAAATTCAGACTTTAGTTGTTCTAATTCTGATTCTAGATCAGAAATACGTTGTTCTTCAGAACCTTCGCCTTCAGCACCAAGGTCGCCGTCCATGCCGTCCATGTCGTCCATGCCACCTTCGTCGCCCATAGCTTCTGGGTCTTCGATATCAGATACAAAATTGTCACCAGCGTCGCCGCCGATTTCAAGTGTAGTTTCTTCTTCTAAATCATCGCCCATAGATTCGTCCATTTCCTCATCTGAGTCCATGGCTTCATCCATCTCTTCATCTTCCTCCGCTTCCTCAGCGATCATATTTTCATAAATTTCTCTAGACTTCTCTACAACGATTTCGTGGAATAATTCATTCGCCTTATCCATTTCCTCGTTGACTAGAAGATCTAATAGTTGTTCAAACTTGTTAGACATTGCGGGTTTCTCCTTTAATTAGATTGGCAAGGCTGTCGATGTATTTACAGCCAAGATGTAATAGTTATATGAAATAGGCCAAAAACGGTCAGTTCTTGACAAAGACAGGCGAATAATTGCCCGGAATGAAGTGTTCAACAGAAATATTTATTGATTAGATAGGTTAATTATCTGTACAGTTTACATTGCAGCCGCAGCTTCTGGAGGAGGTGCTGCATACATAATCTTAACAAACTCTAAATGTTCTTTCTGTTCTTTTTCTCTAGAGTCTCCTGCTTTTCTTAAATTATTAATCATTCCTAACGTTAGTCTAGTCTTACGTAAGTCTTTAGACTTAAGAATGCTGATATTATCTTCGAGGGGATTATATCTGTCATCCTGAGACATGCCTTCGTTTTGTTTAAAATAGATGAATTCATTAAGTAGCATGTTGATATTTATCCAAATTATGCTGCGGGAGGAGTTTGTGCAGGTGCTGTTCCAGCAGCAGGTTGTCCGCCAGCGGCTTCTGGACCGCCTGGCATTCCTTCAGGTGCTTCGCCTGACTGGCCTAATGCACTTACATCACCATCCATTCCGCCTCCTGTAATGCCTGCACTACGAAGTTCTGCATTTGCATTAGGTGCTTTTGCACTTAATCCGTTTTCTTCTTTCCATAGCTCTTCGTTTTCCGCCATTTCTTCTTGACTTAGTCCTAAGAATCTCTTCAGTGCAAAGCGTTTACTGATATGCGGGATTGCAACAATACTGCCAAAGCTGGCAATACGGGCAGTGTCCATTTCAGTTTGACGATAAGCAGCAAAGTTTTGAGGAGGATTAAATTGTAATTCAAACACGTTAGGATCAAAATTGATACCTTTACGCTGCATGTAGCCTTTGAATTCTAAATCAAATACTTCATTTAAATTACTTTGGAGTCGTTCGCAATACTTGTTGAATCGCAATTCTTGGATGTAGGCTGTTCCAACTCGACCATCATTAAAGCTAGATCCTCCATCGTCAGGCCCTGTAGGAAGATAACTTGAAGGTATGCGTAGAGCACGAAACAACTTATTAGTAAAATATCTAAGATCATCAATCTCTCCTAAGTTAGTACCGCCTGGAAGAATCTCAACTTTACTACCGCGACCTTCTGAAGTCTGCGGGAAAAAGTAATCTTCGTTGATACTTAACGGGTTGTAGCTACTGTCAATAACAGTCTGTCCACCTCCAGTAACTGAAGGAATTCGTCGCTGATTAACTTCGTTTTTAACACGCTCAACAAAAGACATAGCAAGGTGACTTGGCATATTACCAACGTCAATATAAAATACTCTACGTTCTGGAGCACGTTGAACACGATAGATAATGATAGCATCTTCTAGTAATTCTTTTTGTTTATAAACTTTAAAGATACTTTCTAATAAACTATTTCCAAACGGAAAATTATTATCCATACCTTCACTCATTGACAAATGCACAACATGTTCTGCATCAATTGCCCATTGAGTTTGATTAACTCCAAAACGATTTCCAATGTTTGTTGGATACGTTCCTGTCATGCCTTTAGCACCGCCGCCGCCACCTGAGTAAGGAGTGGCTGGGCCAGAGTTTGTTGCACCTGGAGCAATTTGTGTAGTACTTAGGTTAACAAAGTTAGGATTTAAATCACGAATAATATACTGCTCGGGCTCCTTGCCTTCGCTTTCGTTAACAATAATTTTGTCAACTTTGCCCGGATCCACATACATCCAAGCATTAGTTTCTGGGTCACGAATAAAGAAACTGTCGCCGTATTTGAACGCATTACGAACAATTTTAAAAATACGATTCTGAAATTTATTCAACTTAGTCCACTGTTGCAGATACTTTTTAATGATCTTAATTTCAGTAGGCGTTGCTTGATCTTTGAAGAAAACTTCAAACGGTGTTCCGTTGTCTTCGTTTAATTGTGTGCAAAATTCTGCTAGAATGTCCAAGGCAGCATTAACTTCACTGTCACTGTCCATAGTATCGTATTGGCCGTAACGCTCTAAACGATTAGGGTGTCCTGAATAAACATCCGGAAGATAAGAGCTGTAGTTTAATCTACTGCCAGTTGGACGCTCACCTCCGCCACCACTTATTGGACTCATTGTTCCGGATGTATTAACCGGTGTAAAGTATTTTTTCCAAGACATAATTAAATTAATAGATTCCCGTTTAGGCCTCTGATAGCATCTAAGTTTCTTCTAGAGAAATCTGTACTATCACGCAGGTAGGCTAGCATTTGTGCTGTTTGCTTATTTAACTGTTGCATCTCTGTTAACAAATCTTTAGAAGGTGAATCAGTTGCTGTGTCTGTTTTGGTTTCACTTTTCCCAAATATCGAATCTTTAATGCTAGTAAACATATCTTCAGAAGATGAAGATTTGGTTTTTTCAGGACTCATCTGTTGCATTGCTGCTGCAAATGAACTTAATTCATTGGATATAATTGCTTTGAAATCTGGCATCTTCATGTCTAGATTAACAGGAAGTTTACGCCCATCTGGCAAAGGCACTACTGCTTCTGTGCCGTGCAAGTTTGCCATGTAACCAGATTTTGGTCCTGAGGCAACACCGCCATCTGCAAAGCTGCCTGCACTGTAATCCATACCATCTGCACTAATGGGATTTCTTGATTGATAGTCTGCGTTAGATGCGTCCCTTGCAGCTTTGTCCTTCTTGCCATCTCCAAATAAACTAAAACTATCCCAAGCCATTTGCAATAGTTTGCCCAATCCTTCTGCAATTTGTTTTCCAACTTTTTCTCTACCTTCTGGAGAGAACAAGTCTTTAACAAAATTTACTACCATTCGCAATCCTTCTTTAATTGCGGGCATGTTGTCTTTAGCAAACTGCATCATTTCTTGTGCTAAGTTTTGCATAATTGGAGTTAACTCTTTTATAACAGGCATCAATGCTGCCATTAACTCCGCACCTAAGTTTTTAAATGCTTGTTCAGATTCTGCTGCGGCTGCTGCGGTACTCTTCTGTCTTGCTTCTTGACTTGTAGCAATATCTGTTTGTAGTTTATCAAAATCTTCAGCTGACTTGATTTGCTTACTGTTTAATAAATTTTGATTTTTTTGAGCCTGCATCATTGTTTCTGACATAGCAGCATTGCCGAAACTTGCAGCGGCCATTTGTTCTTTGCCAAGATTTTTTGCATCTTGAGCACTTCCGACCATAGCCTGACTATAAGATTTATTAACGTCTTTTAAACTTTTACTGCTGTCTTTAACAGCATTGCCCATGTCACTAACGCCCTTTGCAGCGTTAGGTAGTAATGCTGTAAAGTTTTGTGCAGCTTCGGTCATTGGAGGCAATCCCATCAACTGAGATTTCAATGCATCTGCTGCACCTTTACCGCCTACTGCTAGTGCGTTTTGCATAGCTGCTGTAGCTTTTTTACGACCTTCTTCATCTAAAGTCTGTAGATAAGATTCGTATGCTGCATTTGCTGTTGCTTCTTGTAAAGCCTTTTCTTGTTGCTCTCTACTCTGTCCAGTTATGCTGGCTAGCATATCTAACTGAGTCATGTAAGCACCGGCACTTGCTGCCAATGCTTTGGTATTTTTCATTTCTTCAGAAGTTCTACCGCCAGTTATCTTTAAGTAGTTTGCAGTACTACCGTTGATGTCATCAATAGAATAACCTAAAGCACGTAAATTTTTACCAACATCACTATTACGAATATCTTTAGATAAGTTAACAAAACTCCTAGCACCAGCATCAGCAGTTGATCCCATCTGTGCAAACAATGTAGAGTTATTTTTAACAATAGCACCAAAGCCTTCTAGGGTAGTTCCCATTTCTAAAGCAGTTAATCTAATGTCGGCTAACTCACCTCCTAAGTTTACACCTGCTTTGGTAATTTGCCGATACGCTTCTAACTCAGCTTCCTGCATCTCCATTAACTTTTGGAACAGACCTGCCACTGCCCCAATAACTGGTAAGTCTTTAAATGCACCAAATAAATCGCTTACCTTGCCTTGACCGTCTAGCATCTTTCCAGCAAGATCCATTAAGTTCTTGCCAGTCTGAATACCACCTGCTACAATATCGCCAAGTACACCGCCCAACAGCATAGCACCTTTTGATAATCCATTTATTACTGTGCCAAAGGCTTTACCTGCTACTGCACCTGCCTGACTAGCAACTCCGGTTTGCTGTAAGCCTTTGTTAGCTGCGGCAATAGCCTGAGGGTTAACTCCGGCCTGACCTGCGGTTCCTGATAATTTTGAAAGTGCAGACTGCTGCCCTTTTAAGGCCGCCAAGATATCTTTTAAGGTCGCTTCTGTGGCTGCATTATCTAGTGCAACATCTTGATCACCTATTCTACCAGTTACGTCAGCCATTGTTATTTTCCAGGATTCTATGCGTATATAAATAA